ATGTTAGACTATTCAATGAGATTTGTTTATGACCGAAAGAATGAAACAGGACACAAAGACAAAGACAAATCAAAAAAGAAAAAAGATTATAAAGAAACAGGGCTTCTACAGATAGAAGTGAGAAAAGACGGAACGGATAAGAGAGTTTTTATATCTACCAATATAAGAATTAAGCCAGATCAATTTTCTGAAAAGAACGGATTTACATGCAGAAATCATGATAGCGCAAAAACACTAACAGGTAAGGCTCAGGAAAGATTTCGTAGAATAGAATCATTTGTCAGATCAGAAAGATGTCATGATATTTCTGATGTTAAATATTGGGATAAAGTTGATTTCTCAAAAATATCTATAGTAGAATTTATTGATAGCGAATTAAGGCGCAAAAACGCATCTGTTACCGTCGTAGAGTATAATCATTCATTTATAAAAAGATTGAATGAATATGGAAAGATTAAAACCTTCGAGGATATTAATTATAATAATATAGTAGGATTAGATGCCGTATTAAGACAATACATTACTTCTGAGCCAACATTATATAAAAGACACTCTTTGTTTAAGGGATATATTCAGGAAGCAATTAACAGAGGCTTATTTAAGGGCCCTAATCCTTATGCGTTGTTCAAAAATGCAAAAGCAAAATCAAAAGATCCAATTTATTTGACAGAAGAAGAAGTAAATAAACTTAAAGAATATACTCCAGATTACGGATATCTAGAACGCACGAAAGATCTTTATTTATTTCAATGTTATACCGGTCTAGCTTATGCAGATCTTATGAAATTTAGTAAGGAATCAATAAGAGAAGTTGACGGATATAAAGCCATACAGAGCAATAGAGAAAAGACAGACGAAAATTTTATAACATTATTTCTCCCCGAAGCTGAACGTATCGCAATAAAGTATAATTATGAGTTGCCTAAAATAACCAATCAGAAATATAATGAATATCTAAAAGATGTAGCGAAAGGAGCTGGTATCAACAAACCTCTAATATCGCATTCAGCTAGACATACATTTGCTACTTATTTATTGAATAAAGACATCCCTATTGAAACAGTTGCCAGGGCATTAGGACATAGCAATATTAAGCAAACACAGCATTATGCTAAATTGTTAGGCAAAAAAGTCATTGACGACATGAAGAAACTATTGTAATCATGTCTAGTTCTATTAGTATTTCTAATATACGACCAAGTGACAGCTCTTTTCTTTTGGCTCTTTTTTTTATCTCAAAAGCCTGAGCGCAATTTATAGATGTGCCGGAATACCAATTTCTATTTGATACAACTATAGAAAATAATTCTCTTATTTCTTGTTCTGTCATCTTTCAATCTCCCAACTATTACTAAATTCTTTATCTTTAAATAGCTCTGCTAAACCGGTAACTTGTTTTAGCCTTAACACCTCGTCTGCATCCATTCCTAGCTCTATACCTATTCGCGCATTAGTCCAATTATGTTTTCTGAGCATAGCGACTAATTTAGCCGACAACTCAACCTGATGCGTTCCTCTTGCCATATTATGGCGAACAGTAGACGTTATCCTATCCTCTATAGATTTATTTAATTTTGACACCGGAACATATCCGCACAAACTTTCGTTTATGTCCTTATCATTCTGTATAACAGTTGTCCTATGAAATCCATCTACAACAACATAAGGTTTATTTTTATTGGATTGGTCCGCTACAACTATAGGCATAGTGACACCGTCTTTTTTAATTGACAGCTTTAAAAGTTTCATCTCAGGAGGTGCGACTTTATTCGGATTATAATCATTCCCTTGTATCCTGTCAGCCTTCACTAACTGTATATTTAACGATGGGTGATTAAGTCCTAGCCAATTATATAATTGTTGACTTATATCGTTATATATTTTAACTTTTTCGTCTATAGAAATATCATTCGGTAAATCTATGTTCATAATATATCTGAATATTTAGTTATTATCTCTAATTGCTTTTCCATGTCTCTTTTTGTTTGAGAAAATGAAAGTCCTTTACACCAATAATCATTCTTAAGTAATACTTTGCAGACACGCCTCCATGATGGAACTTTTTTTGCTGCTTCCTTTTTAGGATCATCATAATCCGGGATAACAGTTACACCTTCAGATTCCCACCATTTTATAAATTTATCTATTTTTTCCTTATAATGTTCTGCAAGGTAAGGAGGCATAGTATCCAATAGGAATTTAGCGTATGATTCATAATTATGATTAGGAGGTAGTATCACCTTATAATTTCCCAATGTTGTTTTATCTGTTTCAGTATATCTATTTCCAAAATTAGCACCTTCTACACGTCCAACTACTTTAGCCCATGTTTCAGGTTCTAACGCTTTAAATAAACACAATCCTTGCCTCTGATCATCTCCGTATGGCTGGCACAACCTCATTTTAGATAAAGGTACACCAGCCAGATACATAAGATCATATACTTTATTATAGTCCCATCCTTTTTTTGTATTTGCGATCCATATATCTTCTGTTTTCCAATCATATATAGGATATGCATTGTAAATCTCGCTATCTTCCTTTGGGAATAATTTAGTAGTCCATTGTTTATTATTGTATGTTATCTTGCTTTCGCTCGCGATAGTCCTAAACCTATTCAGACTCTCATCGCTTCGTATGCCGACAACTGTACATGTTTTCTTACCATCAGAAAACCATTTTGCAAATTCTGGAACAAACTCTTCGAACTCCATCCCAATACGAAAGAAAGGAAAATAACTAACATCTTCTATGACGTGCTTATTTATGGGAATATCTCTAACCCATGCATCTTTTTTATTTTCATCCCAGCATATCCAATGCTGCTGAAATTGGCTTACAGCATTTCTTAGGTGTATGGGCAAACATACCCACCATCCCTGAACTTCAGGTCTATTAAACATTCTATGTGTAAAATCAATAGCATGCTGATATTGAGCTTCCATGTCTATGTATAGCACATTTACAGGTAGCTTATTAAGTCTTGTAGCTACCTCAATAGCAAGGTTTAATAAAACACCACTATCCTTTCCGTTTGAAAATGATATACATACTTTATCAAAATGGGTATATATATATTCATATCTTTCAATAGCAGCATCATATACATTTACATCTATATACTTTTTCATATATCTTGCATCAATTGATTATAACTTACTTTTTTAATATAATCAGCCATGCTAATTTTGTTTTCTATATTTTTATCTATAAGACTTTCTAAACCTACATTACCGGTAGTATTTATATATTTTACCGGTTTATTCCTCCCCATCCTATTTGTTCGTCCTTTAGCTTGCTTAACCAAATAATAATCCCAAATCTTATCCCAGAATATAGTATTGTCATAGTCATATTGTAGATTAAGCGAAAGAGCATTCTTTTGATAACTCAGTACTAACGATTCAGGGAATAGTTTTTTACAGTGATTTTGACTATCAATATACTTGCAATATATTATTGTTCTCTTTTTGTCAATATCTTTAATAATACTCCTTACTTTCTCCGTTTTTTCTTCCGATAGGCAATATGAATGCTGCATTTTTTGCGTCATTTCCATGAAAATATTGTTATTTTTCCATAGTAGCATTTCATTATCCAAATACTTTTCCTTTAATCTGTAATATTCCGATTTATTATCTATGCAAAATGAAATGTCATTATTTATTATTTCATTCTTATTATCTGAATCGCATTCATATACATAATGTCCTATAACCGAATACAAGTAATCTATGTTTGCAAACCCTGATACAAATGTTTTTTCACTTACTTTCTTACCTATAATTTTAGTAATTTTGGTCTTTTGACAAAAAGTATTTTCAAACTCTGATAACGGCATATTTAATATCTTAGGACTTAGAAAATACATTTGACACCATATATCAAGTATGTTTCTAGTTATAGGGGTAGCGTTTGCAATTAGTTTATATTCTGAACATTTACTTAGTTCCAAAACTCTTTTAGTTCTTACAGCATCAAAATTCTTCATCTTAATACTTTCATCAACAACTATAAAAGGATTCTTGCATGATGATAATTTTGAAATAATATTTAGATATACTCTATCAGACATACCAATAGATTCAATTCCTGCATATTGGACAGGTGCATTAAATCCATCCCATTTATTTACTTCATCAATTACCGACTTTATACCCAATGGAGTATTTATAGAACAATAAGGAGCAATATATAAAACAAAGTCAATATTCGATACTGAATTAACAAGTTCTACAATAGTTCTTGTTTTGCCTTCTCCTGTATCCATGAATAAAGCACCAACTTTAAACTTATTAAGCTTATCAATTGCTTTTTCCTGATTATCGGATAAGGCTTTCATCTGGAGTAGTTTTTTGGGGATCTATTTTATCCGGATATATTGTTTCTACTATTGTTAGTATATTATGCTCAATTTTCTTTGTAACCGTATTAAATATTCTTTCTTTTTTTCTTGAGAATTGAATACTTTTTTTTTCTAATATCCATTCACTTATATAATATGCATCTGATTTTTGACTATCATAATCAATACCTAATACCTGTGACTTAGGAATTATATCTTCTGATCCATCAAAAGCAGTTGCTTTATAAGCCTTATCAGATATACTAATAAGACTTTTTAGCCGAACAGAATAACATTTTATTTTCATATTAAAAAATTGCTACTTCATTCTTAGTAATATATCCATTAAATCCCATTTCTTTTAATTCTGATACTAGAATATTTTGATAGTTAAAATCAGATAATAATTGAAATTCATGATATATTAATCCTTTCATTAACTCTAATTCAGTATTTCCGTTATTTAAATCATTAACTTTTTTACTCCACATTTTTATATCTTTTTTCTTTTTCATAGATGATAAAATAGATTCATAAGTTGGTCTCATTTTATCTATCTGATCATTAATGTACGTTTTGTATGATTTTAGCATAGAGTAATTATTGTTCATATCAAAAAGATTAAGATCATTTATTTCTATAACTTCTAATTCACATTCGTAATTTATATCTCCATTTTCAAAATATACATATCTATAATTTTCAGCATACTCAAGATTAGTAGCATAATACTTTATATAATTAGGATTCTTCTCTATTCCTGTGCGATTGAATTTCCTATCTTTTCTGTTTTTTGAATTATATCTATAAAGTCTCATATACTATATTTTTGATATAACAAAGGTAGTTATTCTATAATAAATATCAAAATAATATTGATGTTTATTATATGTTTTATAGCATAAAAATAAACCGCCTATCTTCCCAGACAAGCGGTTCCGCATTAACCTTAAATCTAATACCTATGAAAAACACTTATATTTTGAATATTAACTTTTTAAAGAATGAGAATATAATAGATCTGTATTTTATACCCAGATAGAGTGCCAAAGCAACTAAAACCAGAGACGTGAACCATACACAAGCCTCTTGATACCAATTAAGCCTATTAATATAAATCGTGTCTCCTTTTACAGGATATGGGATTTGGACCATGCTATCTCGGCTAACAGTATCAACTCTTAGTTTATCCCGGTACAAATATTTATATTTCTCTTTAGTAAAGAATACCGTATCTCCTTTCATATATCTATCCTGAAATATAGAATCATATTTATATATCGAATCGACACGCAGGCGTTCTTTGTACTCGGTTTTTACAGTTTCAACAGGCACATATACCGTTTTACTTTTGCAGCTAGTAAACAGCCACAAAACAATCAGTAAAATAATAACGCATATTATTTGTATTTTGGTAGCTTTTTTCATAAGGCATATTTGAATAAATCTTGTTGTAAACTCTTTCTATGTTCGGCTTTCCGCTCTTCTCCTTTTTCGAAATATTCATCGTCTATCTCGAAACTGATACAATCAACACCGAAATTCATACAGGCTATATCAGTTGAAGCCGAACCTCTGAAAGTATCTAATACTAAAGGTTTTAGTTTGTCGGGTTCAACTTTGCAAACCAATGCTAAAAGACGTTCAAGCAAACGGGGCGGTTTTTGGGTTGGATGTATGGCTTTATAATGTTCGCGCCCTTCTCGAATAATAGATTTCTCGTTCAAGCCTAATGCTATAGATTGCATAGCGTTTGCGCATCGGTCGCCATTTGCTCTTTCTCCAAACAAACCATGTCCTATAATTCGGGATTCATCGTAATCGGTTCTAACAATAGATTTTTCATTCATGCCGTCTTGTATTTGTTTAACAACAGCAACACTTCGATCTATCGTACCATGATCGCCACCATCGGATGCGCGATGTTTATAGGTAGCTTCCTTATAGGTAATGTCATTATTCTCTAAGAAAGCCAATACAGCATCTAAAGATTTAGTATTCTTAAATACTGATCGCATACGTTTTATATCCTGACAAATAGAAGGTATATCATGCCCTTTCATTTCCAGATAAGGAACTTTGACCTTGTTGATAGTTCCACTACCTTTGGTGTGAATAGATACCGTTTCGTGCACTCGGCTCATAGCCATAAGAGGACTACTGCAATAGGATTTATCCCAGATGATCTCCTCCTTAAAAGTAAATGCTTTCGGCAAAGGTTTTATACCAAGAAAGCTTTTTATCCAAGCAATAACAGAACAATCCTTTTTAGGCATTTCTGCAAGAATAGTATTCCATCTATAGAAAGAAGAGCCACGCCCGAATAAGATAATAAAGCCATCGGGTTTAAGCACACGCCTTACTTGCTTGAAATATTCCCATTCATCAAATGGTCTGTCTAACTTCTGATTCTTCAAATACAAGTACGGAGGATCGGTGCAGATAACATCGACTGATTCATTAGGTAGGAGCTTTATTAATTCAATGCAATCTCCTTTATATGATTTGTTACGTTCTAATATCATGGGATGTATTTAAAATCGTTAATCCTATTTATCCACCCATTACGGAATTTTTTGTTTGCGGGTCTGCTAGCAATAATTCGATCAACATAATCTATTCGTTCTTGCTTTATTTTATCGAATAATTCTTTTTGATTCGGATAGTTATTTAATGCTTGCAACGTTTTGTTACCTACAACGCTATCTATTTGTACGTTAAGTATCTTTTGAGGTAATTTAATACCGTATCCTCCAGATGCCCAAACCCAATCAACAAGAATATTCGCTATTGACTGATTATTTATATTATCAGCTTGCCACTTATCCCAATACAGGGTTTTAAGTATATCTTTCCATTGTTCGTCAGATATATTTTTTAGACGCTCTATGGTTGGTTTTGGATAACCTTTAAGCTTACAATAATACTCATAAGTACCTATTGTCACACCTTTATTTGTGGCACCTCCTAAATCATCTGGATCGTTTACAAAACCGCCCTCCCATTTTAATATTATTGGAATTAGTTTATTTATATCAGCCATATACTTTACATTTTACCGAATGAAAAATACTACTCTATATTTTTAAATGAGTCCTCTTGATCTGTTTCTTTATTTTCTTGAGATTCTCTCTTTACTATTTCAGAAATACCTTTTATTAAATCACCTCTATTTTCAAGTAGGGTAACTAATTCTTCTAGGCTTTTCGTCATTCTTCTTTTATCTTTATCATGCGCTTTTTCAAAAATTGATTTGCCTTCAATGATTAAAATAAATACAGTACCTGCCATCGTTGCATACGGCAATGGTAGGAAGAATGTTATAATACAGTCGAACATAAACATAAAGAACAGTAAAGCGAAGTATAGGACTCCTTTAGTTACTGTACGTCTAAGACCATATGAAGTTCTTGCTTCTCCTCTCTTTTTTGCCTTTCGCCATCCAAAAGCCAGATCAAGAGACATCGCAGCCAATGATAAGCCCCACATTATGCCGATTATAGCTAATTCGCTTTTTAAAGCATCACCATTACCATCAAGGAAGTGTTGTACGATTAATAACATAATCTGCAAAAAATATTAGGAGTAAAACAATAATACCGACTATAAGAATAGGGTATACAACCATTAACACGGCTACTACTTTAGCATTTGGCAATAATATTGCGAAAAGAGATATAACATTCAGTAATGTATATCCAATGCTGACTATCTTTGTGTAAGTGCATGATTTGTACCTAAACGCCTTAGCCAAAAAGAAAGAAGCAAAAACAACTAATGTTAGACTATTGAATAACGGATACCAGAAAAGAAGATAGTCTTTTCCCTGTGGCATAAACCATGATATTAGTTCTATAATAGCAGCAACGAATATCACTAGACCCATCCATATATCCAAAGCCTTTCTTTTTGCCTTTCTAGTAGGTTCTTCAACTACACTTCTTTTAGTCGGCTTGTCTGGGTTAACTATAACCTCGTCAGGCGGTCTTATAGCACTCTTTGTAGGTTTCTTCGGATTTTCTATTACTTCATCCGGTGGTCTTATTTCTCCCATAATATTTTTAATTAGTTATGTTATTTCTTAGCCTTAATAATAAGATTATTAACTACTATCTCTTTATCAGTTGTCACGCCCCCATATTGATACAAAACGCCTTTAAATGTCTTAGGTACTTTTGCCTGAACCCAGCTTTTACCATTGTCATACGATACGGCGATGTGTCCTTGTTGACCTATATATAGCATAACACCTAATATCTCCTTAAAAAGATAGCATACTTCGGGTGACTCCAATACGCATTCATATAGCCCCTGATTATCAGCGTCTGTCAGCTTTCCTTTGAAGACTCCATTAGAAGACCGTTTAAATGTATCTGTACGTCCTTCTGGTAATGAGACATTGGGGAGTGGGGTATATTCGTTATCGACTCCTATAAATACCGTGTTATCTTTATCTTGCCTCAATATTACCCCTAATGGGCGTTGTATGGATTCTGGCAAACTGTTTATACGAATCAAATTCAGATTATCCCACGGATAAAAACGAGCAAAACTGTCAGATTCAATGATTGACAAATAAAGTATCCATCCATTAGGATAACCTTCCCCGAAACCTATTGCGTAACCATCCTTACACTTATTGATAGAATGAAGGTGACGACAACAAAGATTATTATCTGGATTATGCGGGCAATCCATCAGATCAAAGGTTGTAGAACTTACAATCTTAATCTTGAAAATTTGTGAACCGCCTATCATATCTGTATAGTCTGTATTTACAAGAAAATCCCAATCACCACCTGTTAATTTATCGAAGACTATAACATCACCATTATCAAGAGCGTGAGCACTTGCAGTAGTTATTCTGATACTATCAGTTAATGGAGCTATAGACTGTATTTGAACTTGAGGTTCGTATGTGAATTTTTTTGTCTTTTCAGGCTCTTTATTCACATCAGAAGGCGTATAACTAATACGTCTGCGATATGCATATTGCCCCGACGATGCAGCCGCTATACCCGATACTTTTAGAGGATAAGTCCAATTAGAAATTGGCGATAATATATTAGCATTGTTTGATTTGAATAATCTACTATTTGCCCCCATTTCGTAACGACAGAACCAGTTACGACCGCCATCGTTTGATATAAAGAAACAAATTCGACAACCCACTAATACGTTGTCTCGATATGTCCCCAATACCGTCATTTTCTCGGATGTCTCAAAGCCACCCATAAAAAAGAAAGGGTTACAATTAACGTCATTCCTATTCGGTTGGAAGAAACGACCAAATGTTACGTTTTGACCAGACGCATTTACTTTCGTAATAGTTGCAGAAAAACCGCCGTTACCATATCCGTTATCTTGTGATATTGCCGGGTGCATTTCGTATGCTAAATCAGGGAGCATAGGGTTATAATAATACTTTCCTGTATTAATCAGCGTTAAATCACTCCCTGTATTTGTTTTTACAGGCGTTTTTCGGGTTTCAAGCTCCCATATACAAGATTCATCAAATAAATATTCATCACCGGCAACGACTGTACCGTCAGTTGTAGTATTACGACTAGGATAGTTATGATATATTTGTCCTTTATCTGTAATAACGATGAGTCTCCATTCATTACCCGCATAGGCTGTTGTAGCATTCCTGCTCCAGTATACGAACTGAGCTTGTAATATCTTTGAACCATCAATCAGGTTTGGAAAATTAGTACTATTAAAAGCTATTTCCTTCTTAGTGCCTGTTAGCCCTGTAGTACTTAAATATAAAGTTGTATTAGCAACAGAAACCCACACCGCTAAATTTTCTTTTACAGACTTAAGATACATAGTCGTATCATCATAGCAAAGTATGTCGAGTTCATCACTGTTAAATAATGGCTTGAAATTCCAGTTACCTGACAATGGGTATAAAAGAGCGTAAATATCGGGTGGTAGCGGGTCAGTTGATAGTTCTATTAGTATATCAATTCCTGTTGTAGTAGTAATGCCTCCATTTATACTTACATAATTTGATGCATCAAAATAGTATACAGTAACACCTTTCTTTGCTGTGATCGTTCCTCTAGGCACAACTATACGATCTGATGTCACCAAACGCTCAAAATAGTTGGCATTAGCTAACGCATCCGAAAAAGCATATCCTTTCGGTGTACACTTAAAGGCGAGTGTCGATATATCGTTTTTTGAGTTTACGATAATTTTCCCTGTTCTATATTGTTTTCCTATTTCATAGGTTGCAGCATCACCAACAGGTGTTGTACGATCTTTATAATAGTAATCTTTGGTATAAGATATCTCATCGTAATTTATAGCATCGGTGGTTAATTTATAGCTAAGGTTTAAAGAGCCTGTAGCGTTAGCTTTTCCAACTCCGAACTGAGAAAACAACGAAACATCTACCAACAATATATGCAGCCCATTTGTAGATAATGTGTAATCATCAAGCTTCACGAGCCCTTTTGATGTTTTTTTATAAACATCCAGTGGACTTGCTGTTGTAATACCTGTATTGGTTAACCATCCGAATAAATCAAGAACAACAGCACCTGAAATTGTTACTTCAAGTTGCAATGTCCGATAATCTAAGCAATCTATCTTATTAACAGATGGAGTAACAACATCTACCTGACTTGTAAATAATGATATACGAGTACTTGATGCACCTTTTACACTTAATACACTAGATGATATGCTGTTCTTTATTGCATTATAAGCTTCTAAGCCTCTCATTGTCTGGTCTAGTGTATATGATAGTGTACATGCCCCTGCTGTAGTTGTCTTACCGATAGTTAATTTGCTAAACCTTGATACATCAATCAAATACGTTCTTGACAATCCTGTAAGTACACTAAATGACGTTAATATTTTAGGTGTAAAATCTGTTATATCTATTACCGGGATATTACCTTGATAACGCGAGTAGGTATTATCCGTATACCATCCTATAAGCAATAATTGCGATGCTGCCGTAAGGCTAGATGCTGTTATCTGTATTGTATTGAAATTAGACACATCAATAGCCAATGCTATATTCGTTGCATCTACTATAGCTGTTTGTCCGTCAAAATGTCGTATCTTGTTTGCTTCAAGACCTCTTGTTACTAACCTGTTACTATCGAATATTCCCATGTTATGCTATATTTGCGAATGTTATACTTTGAGTTAATATATTACCGTCTGTGTCTCTTGTGAGGATAATTGTTATTCTTCTCTTTTGTTCGTTGTGATTTGCGCCTAATGTGGTTATCAATCCGTCAGAATTACGAGTAAAGTTTATAGTTCCTGTGCCTCCGTCTGGATATTGGACATCAATAGTTGAATTAAGTAATCCATCTGTATATGTTGGTGTCGATGTCAGTTTAAAACTTTCGCTTAATACCCATCCTTCTAATTTCTCATCTATGGTAACATCCGATTTAAAAACGGTTGCACCACCATTTAAATCCGCACTTACTACTTGCCTGAATGGAACATACGGAGAAGGCATTACTGTTCCTGTGACAATCATTGAAATATCTTTGTTTGTCATAGGTAGCATCATGCGCATATATACAGCTCCACTCACCTTGTTTACGGTAATGTTAAGTTCTGTGCTTCCTGATGAAGTGATATTATAACTACCAGCAACAAACTTTCCTGCAGCATCATATTGACAACTTAGACGGTATCTCTGACATAGTAGTGATGTTTCACCGTCCCATCTAATAAGATGTGTTACGTACCACCCTGTACTAGCTATTATGTTTCCGCTAGTATCCAAACCTTTGTTGAATCCATCTGTATAGTTTGGATTAAGCCTATTCGTTCCGTATTGGAGCTTAATGCCATTCTGTGTAATATCGGTATCTAATTGTGCGCCCGTCTTGGTTGTACCGCCTGTTCGCATGGCATCAGATGGTACAATATCACCTATATCTACCCACTTGTTAGGATCATAAGGATTTGTTTCAGAAATTACGTCATTATATTTCCAGTAATGACCTGTATCCGTTGCTTTGTACGTGTCTCCTTTTTTAGGTGTGGTAATATCTGATTTTATAGCAGCTACATTTGCTTTTGACCCAAGAAGGTTTGTACCAACTACAGTGTCTTGCAGTTCGTTTTTCGTAGCTAGCGTATCGAGGGATACTTTTGATGTCCTTCCTGATTTATAGCCTATTGCTTCAAACCCTGATGGTGAATCCTCTGTCGGTAATTGAGGTATTTGTACACCGTTTATATTTATATTATCTGCCATCTTAAACTATAATAGTTTCGTTATTATCAGTCAATAAAAGCTCTTCGTTCTCTGTAACCAGGACATCATAAGTTATCGTTTCTCCCAAAGGCTCTGTGAATCGAACAGCTACTTTTCCATCTGTAAAGCCTATACCCATATCAAGGCTTTGCGGATCTTCCATATACAGAAAGTAAGTTTCATCTATTGATGTCACAGCAAGCTTAATTTGTCCGTTACTTATTTCGTTCTTGAAGTCTTTATACTTTGTCAAATATTCACTTCTCGAAGAGCAAGTAATGTCGAAAATCAATATAATTTGCCTGCTGTTTTTCCTTGGATTTGTTATGAAAACTTGTTTCCCATCTTGAGAACGAGACTCATTTTCTATATATGACTTCATAGGATATGGAGAAAGTAGATTTTCATAAGAGTTATCCGCTAACTTCACATTCCATGTAGACCATGCGTCTTTGTCATTTATAAATAATTCGCCTGTCATTATTTTTTTATTTTAAAGTTACTTATAGCTTAAAAACCTATTATCGTTATATTCCTATACAAGTAAACAGTACGCATTTAGTTTGTATATAAGTATTTAACCCATGAAAACAGCTTCCTTTTACTTAGATATTCATAGTTAAGTTGATTTATATATGCTTCTCGCTCGAATGAAATGTTATAGTAGGCTAACATCTTATCCCGGTACTGAATGAGTCTTATTATCCATTCTATACCATACCACAAGTAAAAGAATATCCAAAGCATTTCATTTCCTTGTCTGATATGTATTGCTTCGTGATTCTTACTTTTTTCATTAAGTTCTTTCCTTGCGAATACAACCCCAAATAGCGTAATAGCTATAAACCCCTTCGGAGGTATCAACTTATTTTGTACTATCCTCATGTTTTTGATTTAAAGATACAGGCACTAAAAAAGCCTACCATGTTATTAGTAGGCTTTGGGTAAATAGTATTTAAGTTATTTGCTATATACTATTATTGGTCTTTATTTGTTATATTATAATTAGATATTTATCTAATACTGAACAAATATATGATATATACGTTTTTATTATATATTTATAAATAATGTTATCTTGATATTATTTTTAAACATTTATGGTTGTTTATATTTATATTTTTACTTATTTTGCAGTCCTGAATAAAATATGAAGCTATTTACGAACAAGAAAAGAGGGAGATTTGCGCCGTTAATTAAAGCAATAAAAGCATAAAACTATGGGAGCAATCACATCAAAAATTCAATTAAAATCAAGGATAAACAGCATGGATGCTACTAAGCATTCTAAAAAAACTACATCTACAAATCAAACATTCAAATTCAGACCGGTAACAGAAGAAGAAAGAGAAAGACTGAGAGTAGATGTGTACAAATATATCCTTTAATCATTTTAAATATAGATTTGTTCAGAATATAAAAGGCACAGATAGTTCTGTGCCCAAAATATTATATAGATTTAAATCTGACATAACACATCAAGTTTATTTAGTCTGGGTTGAAATACATCCTTATAATTTATATGCTATTAAATTTCATTTAAAAAGAGATTTAGGGTCTAAATTTAAGTACAATAAACTTACAGGTCTTAATGAAGCTAGACCAATTGTAAGAACATGTATAGCTATAATGCTAGATATTCATTCAAAAAATAATAAATCTTCATTTGGGTTTATAGGTTCAAATATAATATGCGATAGGAGGATTAATAATAAAACAATATCGATACATGAGCCTGAGGCAAAAACAAAGAGATACAACTTTTATTCTCGTATGATGCTTACATACTTCTCTGGAAATATTTTTCAACATGAAGTTATAGAAGAGAAAAGTGCGTATATTATGCTTAGAAAAACAGAATATGAAAAAGATAGTGATATCTTAAATAGAATAACAGATTATTTTCAATGCAATTTTGATATTATACATAATTAAATATTTAATCGGGCACCGCTCGATTTTTTTATTTTAATTCATATAAAAAATTATCTCTGAGTTATAGGATAATAAAAGTTAATTAATATATTTAACAAATTATTTAAATCTTATCATACTATGACAAAAGATTCTCTATTAAAAGCAACTCATGGATCAGATAAAACACCATTAAGATTAGGAGAATTGGAAATACCGTGTTATGTACTTGAAGATGGAACTCGTGTTTTCTCCGGGCGAGGTATTCAAAAAGCGTTAGGTAAATCTTCAAGGTCAGCTGGATCATGGCTTTCAAAATATACTAACAATTCCGAAATATCACCATTCTTAGAATCCGGGGTTATCGACCAAATAAATAACCCTATTAAGTTTAAAAGACCTAACGCAAGTGGCTCTCAATCAGAGACAAATGGGTATGAGGTTACAATATTAATAGATATTTGCGACGCCATTTTAGAGGCTAAAAAGTCCGGGGAAAATGTTGATCCTACACTTGTAATCAATGCAAATACTATAATAAGAGCTGTAGCAAAAGTTGGTATTATTGCTCTTGTTGATGAAGTAACAGGATACCAATATGAGAGAGAGAAGGATGCTCTACAAATTATTTTAAAAGCCTATATAGCTGATGAATTATTAAAATGGCAAAGGATGTTTCCTGATACCTTTTATTTTGAAATATTCAGACTCAATGGATGGGATTATACTGTTAATGGGATCAAAAAAAGACCGGGTGTAATCGGAACATGGACAAACGAATTAATATATAAACAGTTGCCTAAGGGAGTCCTCGATGAATTGAAAGTTAAAACTCCAAAAAGCAAAGAAGGTAATTATACTGCAAGATTTTTTCAAAGCCTTACCCCTGATATTGGCCATCCAGCACTTACAGCCCAAATATATAAAGTTATTGGTATAATGAATATATCTAGGAACTGGACAGAGTTTAAGTCTAATTTTAATCGTATGGTTGATCGTAATAATGGACAAACAGAGATCGACTTTGATTCTTTTAATATTGATGAATAATTTGTAGTTTTGTGGATTAACTTAAATTTTACGATATGAAAAAATATTTATTCCTTATTTTATTTATTGCTGTTTTTACTTCTTGCGCATTACCGAAAATACATATGACTAGTTATTCTGTTGATCTTTCAAAGTATAATAAAGAAGGATTTTATATAACAGAAAGTAACTCCGTAAATTTTGAATACGATCCTATATGTCTTATGGGAACTCAAGGAGGTGGAAAGCAATATGATAAAAATAAAATAGTGAAATTAGAACTTGAAAGCGTTTTTGATAAATTCGTTAATGACTGTAAATCTAAAGGCGCAAACGCAGTTATTAATATAAAAATTATTCAAAATTATAGTAGCACCGAGAACACATTTTATATATCAGGCATGGCTGTAAAAAGAAAATAACATTATGAAGAAACTTATATACTTATTACTTATAATTCCGTTCCTTATATCGTGTTCAAGTGATGAGAATACGGAAATACAAGATTATACCAGTTTTGTAGTGTATCATAATATAGATGTTATATTCCCTAACTGTATTGCAGGGTACAAGAAGGATGGTAAATTTATAAAAATAGCTGATCTAGGAGACCTTTCTAAAGGTAAACAATCTCCTAATATAATAATAAATAATAACTCAATTAATGAAATATTTATATTCTCGGACTATTTACCAAATGCAACTAAAGTAAGTATTATGTTTGATTATGTTTATAAAATAACAAGTAATAAGTATAATAAAATTGAGATAAAATCAAATATTAAGGGTATTGAGGTAACCGATAAGACTGACCCTTCACAATACCCTCAATAATTAAATGACAATTTTTAATGTATTTCCATCACGCCATACTGTTCCTAATGGCAATCCTGTACCAGAAGATGGAACATTTGACATTGATAATACACCACTAGTGTTTATCAAAGAAGGATTTATTGATGTAACGTTTGATAGATCTCCATTTATATCATACTGTATTAAATTTATAAATGAAAATCCATTTACAAATCCTATCTCAGCTATTTTATTATTATTACTGTCAAACATTTTTAATCTGCTATCATCAGGATCAATAACAAATCTAGTTCCGTTTTCAGCACTTTGATATTTTCCGTTTACAATTATATTACCTAGATCATCCCATGATATATTGCCCTTTGCTAGATGTCCGCTACCGTCCATTCTAAAAATGATAGAAGCTAATCCAGCAATAGCATCATCAAGCGAACCACCGAAATAAGCAACTACATCATCAGGGTTTACGGCCGCACCGTTTATCCCTGCTTTTTCTATCCATTCACCGCCTATTACAGCACCTAAACGAATAAGGGTAGTAAGCAATAATCCTTTATCAATAACTGTTTCATTTTGCAAAGCGGTACGCAAGTAATTCATTCCTCTGATGCTTCGTGTATTATTATTAGATGCCCTCATAGCCTCTAAGTAATTCACATCAGCCTCTTTCTTATTGCTGTCAACTTTGGCTTCTAATGCTTTTCTACGGCTATAACGTGGCTTTTCTCCGACTAAGTATTCATCTTTGCAAGACACAGGATATTTAGTAAATCCACGGACACGAGATACTTTTTCGCCTCCGTTAAATATCAGGCTTTTGAGTTTTACTGCTTGCCCTAATCCCATATCCATGCCATACGCAGCTACCCTAAATGGATTTGCCATACATGTATAGGTTGCGTTTTCTTCTTGTAAGCTTGCCATTTTAGCTTGTGATTCAATGAGTAGCTCTTGTTCAGCTTCTGGGGTATACTGATCGCCCACTAAAGAGATATTAAAGTTATAAAGCACATAGAAATCACCAACACGAGGGCACAACAAATCGTTGGGTATAATCAAATCGGGGTTATCCTGATTGTTTATGATTTCAAATTCTTCTGTAGTATCGTTATATCTAAGTTCAAAATCACGTCCTGACAAGAAGCTGTTTTCTCCGAATTGAAGAGAAAGAGTAAGTCCCGGTAAGATATATTCACTACTAAAGTTCAGTCCACTATCCTTAAAGTAAAACACCGTCATTTCTATGCCATCATCATTCTTTACTGTTCCGGTTCTAAGGGCTGTAATCGTTCCTGTACGCTTCGGATATATATAATCAAATGTAAATACCTTTTCTATAATCTGTTTCCCTGTCATATTCGGGAAAGCGTCTATATAATCTCCGTTTGAAATTGGAAGTCTTAAGCGTTTTTGTACAATAGCGTCTACAACCTCACTGCTTCCTGTACTTCTGTAGTTTGATGGGATATTACGAGTACCGCCAAAAGCATACATACGTGTACAATATTCGTCACTATTTTCATTTGAACGTGTAATGTCTATCAATTCTATTTCTCGCCTTAGTTCCATCGGTTCGCCTTTTGAATAGCTATACACTAGATTGATAGTTTTAGCCTCATAGTCTACATACCATTCGCAATTGAACGCTTCAGCAACGTCTGTAAGCATATCAAAGACATTTTGGGAACTAAATGTAAGGTTCTGCATATCGGTAGGCTCTACAATTCCGATGGTCCATGTTTCTCCTGTATATGCATTTATGTTATCACAGGCTATCTGTAAGAAGTTTTCAGCATGCTCCATTAGTGTCCATTCTGCTTCTTTCAATCCCTGATAGATATACCAACATATAAAGTCCTGCCAGAACATTTCAGGAGCTTCAAATTTTGGCTCATACCTATAATTCTGTAATCCGTTTTCTGTTGGCTGACAATCGGTACGTATGGCATATCTTATGCCTTTATAGTCTATATAGTCAGCGCGCACAAAGTCATATTTTATTGTTAGCGGAAATGTGAACTGAACATAATGTTCTGACATTAGTTCATTAGCTTGCTTAAAATCGTTTGGAATGTCTAAACGCATTTTAGGTTCATTCCATGCATTGTATATCGTTAAATCGTTACCTATTGTAATCATAGTTAAATATTATCAAGTTTCCTATTCATTGAATCTATACCGTCTTTTATAGGTGATAAATTAGCCGTGTCACCTTTTATATCACGAACCAAATAGAACATCTGTATTGCTATATTCCTATATTCTTCTATCATACGTTCAATCCTTAACGATGATTGACTTAATGCACCTAAAGGCATAGCAATAGTATCAAAATTGAATTTCTCGCTTACTGGCTGATTCCATTGTGCTATACGAGCTACATTATTATCAATAGATATAAGGCGCATTTGAGAGCTAGTTTGTATTCCTATAAGCTTATCCCCTGTGTCTTGTGACATAGAAACTGAATAACCGGAAGATGGAGTTTGAGAAGAACTGCCTACCTCTTTAGGATCAATACCAAAAGCACTGAATATTTTGTCTAATTCTTTGCTATTTGTATTGAGTATATCTGTTAATCTTTGCTTCCAGTCATTTGCTGCACTCGCATCATAATTTCCGCTCAAGAACATATCAGCTAATTCATCATACATTGGCTTCAATGCATTAGAAAGTATCTGGTATTTAAAAGATGATAGAATAGCATTTGTTAGTTTTTCTTCTGTAAAATCTGCAAGACTAGCTACATTCCCTCTTAAGTCACTAATTGCATTTGCTGCATCTGATAAGAAACTATCGAATGATGTCCCGGTTGCAAACTCATCCATTTGTTGACTTAATTCTGCTATCTGATCAGTCCATTTTTGAGTTTCTTCATCTGATCTGGCTATTTTATCAGCTATATCCGACATGCCCTTCCATCCTGTAGCACCAAGTCGCCTAAAAGCTTCCTCATTATCTATTATTCCATCTTTCCAGTCTTTTAATATTGATATAATTGGCTTTGCCTGATTTCCTATGGCATCACCAGCAGACCCTTTAACAAAGTCTTTATATAATGAATCTAATGTTTTATTTGTATCTGAAAGTATACTATCAGAGTTTTTCTTTGCTATTTCAAAGTTTTTTCTTGCTTCATCTGATTGCTTAACAAGTGCCTCCCATGCTGAATAATCAACATCTGAGATAAACCCTTTGTCTATTAGCCATTGTAATGCTTCTAGGTTATCTTTAAATGCTCTCGCATAGTCTATAGATGAAATGAGATCATAATTTTGTTGTCTTAAATCTATATTGTATTGCTGTTGAAGCTTATTTATCTCTCTTTGTATTTCGGATTGTCGTTCTTTTTGCGATATAAAGCCTGTAATAAAGGTAGATACAATACCCATCCCAGAAGCAGCAGCGCCCATAAAGTCGCCTGTAGCGAATGATGCAATACCAGAAACAGCATTGGTAAGCATACTTAAATCAACTCCTGTTATATTTGATAAACTTCCTGTAATCTCTTTAAATATTCCTGCAATTTCAGCTAATTTTTCTTCTGGCGTTTTCTCCAATTCTTTATTCAGTATTTTAAGCCGAAGGAAAGCCTCTCTTAATTGCCTTGCTAGTTCATCATTATTAGGGTCGTTCATTACCCTTTTTTCTAGATCGTTGAATATTTTCTTCTGGTCTTTTATCTGTTGCTCTAATGAAGATTTACGTTTGTCGGATTCAAAGAAATACCTTTCTGTTGTTAATTCATTGTATTTTTGGTTGTATTCTGCATCTGATTCCAATTGACGTTGATGCGCTTGTAGACGAGCTTCTATAATCTCTCTACTCTCATTTTTTTCTATTTGCTTTATTAGTTCTGAATTACCTTTAGCTAAGTCCCTCCGTTCTTTATAATGTTTGCGTATAGAATATATCTGCTGATCTAACTGAGAAGCAAATGTCAATTTTTCTTCATCTGCAAAATCTTTTTGTTCTTTTGCTATATCTTCGTTTCCTTTTTTCCATGCAGCTAATGAAGCATCAGTTCTTTTCTTTATTTGGGCTTCTATATCAGCATTACTTAAGCCTTGAGGCAATAGTGTTTTATCAAAAGTTGCAAAATTAAATCCGGTATCAGTTCCATTATTTTTTATGTAAATATTCTTAGCTGCTTCTTGCTGATCTTTTATCATCTTTTGCCGGAACTCTTCTGTAGCTATAAGTTCCTTAGCCATATTCAACTGATTTTGCCGATATCGCTTGTCAAAGCTGTCCTGCTCTATATCTAACAACTTTTGTTCATATTCGAGTTGTTGTTTTATTGATTCGCTATCAAGTTCGGCTTGAAGATTCAATAATTTAAGTGAGGCTTCTCGTGCTTTATCGGCTGCTGTCTCTGCTTTTTTCTCAGATTTTCCAGAAAAATCCCAGATACCTAATTTAACTTTAGCAGTATTAAGCTTATCAAGTTGCTTTTTCCATTCCGATGTTCCTTTTTGGGTTTCATCCATTAATTCTAAAGCATCTTCAGCGTCTTTCTTTTCTTTCTCCCAGAATGATTTGTTTTTAGATACAGGTTTATCCGATAGTTTATTTTTAGTATCTTCAATTCTAGATAGAACATCACCTAATTGCTTATTTAATGATAAAAATAACGGACTGAATTTAGTCCATTCATGCTTAACTCCTTCTATATTTGGAATTTGTTTTTCTATCAATAACTTTTGATTCTCCAACTGCTTTAATTGATCTTCAAGTATTTTTTTTCTTTCAGATTCAGGTAAAGCCATTAATTCAGCTTCTTTACGAGCCTCTTCTCTTTTTGATTTTTCTTTTTCTAATAAATCTACAGTTCCTTTTAATGTTTCTCTAACGTAATTAGCCGATGCGCCTTCTATACCTAGTTCTTTACTTATTTCTTTTAGTACAGAAACGCCTTCATTTACTCCCTTCAGCCCATTACCGCTAGGAGCATTCAGTCTATCAATAATTTTATTATATTTAGATATGGTTTCTTCTATAACATTTCCAGAAAGTTCAAATGCAGACTGATCAATGATCTTCTGTTGCTCTTTTAATGATAAACTTTTAAAATCAGAGAATGATTTATTCCCTAAATATTTTTGATGTTCTTTTTGTAGCTCTTTATAGGCAAGTATTTGCTCTTGTATTGATTTAGTCTCTGAATTAATAATATTAATTAGCTGTGATGATTTACTACCTAGTTCATCTTTCTTAGATTTTGAATCATCTATTATTTTATTCAGATTAGTTTGTGCGCTCTCTTGTGCAGTAGTAGCATCATTTAAAGCCCAGATTGTAACAATTAATCCAACAATAGCAGTTGCCGTTAATACGTAAGGATTAGCCAACATTGTAGCATTTAAAAGTTTCTGAGCTTTCTCAACTAACAATAGTCTATTATAAGTAATAAGTTGTACAGTATTCCATCCTGATTCTGCTGCTGTGGCAAATACCACAGCAGCTTTATAAACCCCATAAGTAGCAATTAACCCAGCAATAGCTTTTCCTACAGCCTCATAATTCTCAACTAGTGAAATTGAAAGTTTATATCCTCCTGATATTAGTTCATTCTGTGATTCTCCTATTTTATTATAAGCATCCTGTAATCCGCCTTGTAATTGTGCTTTCAGACCATTTATACCTTCAGCTTGCTTTTGTGTCATTCCGTAGAATTTGCCTCCCTCTGATGTAGCAGAACGGAAAGCATCGGCAACCATATCAGAAGAAATAGATCCAGCTTCCATATCTTTTTTTAATTCACCGATCGATTTACCTGTCTTTTCTGAAATAGTCATCAATGGATTAAATCCTGCATTTATCATTTGTAGCAAATCCTGTCCCATTAACTTACCTGTAGCAGACATTTGGGCGAATGCGAGAGTAAGCGATTTAAACTTTTCCTCATTTCCCATAGATATATCACCTATTTGCCTTATAGTCGGCATAATCTTATCAGAAGCTATCCCGAAACCAAGTAGTGTCTGTGCTGCTGTTGAAACTCCTGTAAGAGAAAGAGGACTTTCAACAGCAAATTTTTTAAGTTCTTCAGTAAATCCAGACACGCCTTTACCACCTAATAAAACTTCGAATGATGATTGCAGCATTTGCATTTCACCATATACATTAATTAATTCTGATCCAAAAGATTTAAGACCTGCTACGCCAAAACTTATACCACCTATAGCAGCTCCTTTCTTTAATAAATCCACTAATCCATCAGATGTAGATCTAGCAGCTCTTTCTTGCTCTTTAGAATATTTATTAACTTCTGACCGAAGGTTATTATATTTTATTGTTGTTTTTTGGAGCTCATTATTAAGCTTGTCATAATGAGCAGGGTTAGCTGACCTTTGCATACTTGATAAAGATGCTGAAAGCTCATCTATCTTTCTCTTTAGGTTAATAACCTCTTGGGCGTTCGCCTTTATATTTATTGCTGATCCTGCCATGTTATTATATTTTTCTTGCTTCTGATTCTACTTTTAAAAACCCACTACTTACCACGTCATATCCTTTGCCCTCTACGTAGGTGCAATACTCCATTCCATTACCGCATACAAGTTCTATTCCTGTACCATCCATGTATTTATCCAAGAAATAACTCATAGCAGGTAAACCAATGCTTTCGTATAGCACTTTCCCATCTTTATATAGTCTGTAAGAATTTGCATTTCTTAGATTTCCTGTCCGGTCTTTGTAGCTTCCTTTTTGTCTTGATGTACCTACGTATATTTCACCGATACGCATCATTTTTAAGATAAGTTTCCTCTCCTGTGCTTCAATCTCCCTGAACACATCATCAAATCCGCTTAGGTCTACATCTATCTTTATCATCCTTTTATATTGTTACCGAATAGTTCATCGCTACTTTTTCTTCTTATTATATCCCCTGTTGCTTCTCGCTGTTTATCGGACTGCATCATAACTAAGTTTCGGTATGGAATCAACTCAAAAACGTCTTTGTATGACAGGTGCAAACTATCCATGAATGAGGATATTTGACCCATCATTGTATCACCACCTATTATAGTGGTCTTGCTATTATTTTTGCTGCGCTCAAGCACCCTTGCGCACTTCGAAAAACCTTTTCCTTGTCTATAAGGCTTAATATGGTATCTACTGCAATATCTATTTCATCTTGCGAAACGCTCGGATCTTCATTTATCCATCCGTTGTATATCTTATCTGCTAGCTGAATATCAGCTTCAATGAATCTGCTTATTCCTCTTAGCTGATGTTTCGATATTTCTGGTATTTGAGTGACTAACGATAGGTTAGTTTGATCTTTAAAGTTTAAATCTATTTTAGCCCACTCATTAAGTCCTAGACACATTGTTTTGATAGTTGGTGCTTTGACTTCATAGGCTTTTCCTCCTAGAAATATCGTCTGAGTATCTAATCCTAATAATGCTTCTGATACTAATTTCGCTCCTTCGTTCATATGCTTTTAAATAAAAAAGGGATAGGTGACATTCACCCACCCCCTTTTGGTTATTTATTCTTTCTATTATCCTATAACGGCTGCATCAACAGCAGATTTGCGAATCTGAGCAGCTGCCTCAATTGCTGTATCTGGAACCATTGCAGTTGCAGTTACCAAAATAGCTGCTGCGTTATCAGTGGTTGAGTCTCTAGCCTGAATAAATGCCTTCGGAAATACGATATACACACCATCATCAGTCAAAGCAACTACTGTTTTGTAGATATCCTGCTTAATTTGCGGAGCCATGTATTTATCTGCGCTGCCTGTACCGCCTTTAAATGCGGCAACTACCGGAAAATCGAATTTACCGATAGCAAATGAGAACACTTTAGCACCTTTTGCAGTTGTTCCACCTCTGTATACTTCGCCTGTTAGCTGATCGGTATAGAAGTTAGAGGTATCTTCGGCCTCGTCATAATTCCATGTATCTTGATGTACATTAGGAACTTTTTTTGTATCTGCGTCCGCTAAAAACGCTTTTAATTCGGCTGGCTGTAATCCTGATGTAGATGTACCGTCAACAGGTGGAACGGCTGCCGTAATTAAATTAGAATTGTAAAAAATAGCGGATACACTTATTCTTGAAATGTCTGCCATAATCTTTATAATTTAAAATTTGAATTTGTTACTTTTAATCTTACATTTAAGAAGTCGCTCCACGTTTCGGGGTCATCTTCTTGTACGATATCTTCTAATCTGTAGTAAATAGTATCTGTTCCTAGTGACGTGAATGTTCTTTTATAGAATAACCCGGTACATACTCTTTCAAGTTCTGTCAATCTAGCCGTATTTGGGAAATACTCACCGCCTGTTTTAATTTTAGGCACGTAAACACATATTCTCGCATATGTTCCCTGCCAATCACTATTATCAGTAGCATTTACGATTATTACTATCCTTTCTTTTACGGTTTGTTCAGTAACTGCCTTGTGCTTATCCTTAACTATTTCAGGAAATGCACCTAAAACTGGATCTTCTTTAACCTTTTTGAATAGGATAGTCTTTATGTCGTTGGATGCTATCATATATAAATCTGCGTATAATTATTACCCATTCCGCTAGTATGCTTGATATCCTCAATCGTTCCTTTACCTCTTACGTTGTTGTTTGATTTCTCCCTAACTTCTACTGTATCTTTCAGTTTTAAAGTATCATTCCTATCTAGGTTGACTTTCTTTGTGGCGTTTATACCTACACCGGACAATCCTATTTGTTCCTTTATCGAAATATCATGCAAAAAACAATCACATAAATATTCGGTTGTAGGTTCTGAGGTGTGCCAGTTCCCGTCATCATCCTGATAAGATGTTCCTTCTTTTATAATATACAGTCTATGAGGTTTGAAATACATAATTACCAGATATCAGAAGCGTCACTAATCTTTGAAATATCGTTAAGAGTGTCTTCAATGCCAAGTTCATTACATAACCAAGCGTAATAATTCTTAAGGGCATCATTGTCATACGAGATTGAGAATCCACTTTCAGAAATGGATTTCGGGCGCAATAATAATTGAGGTATAACACTGCCAACTAAGGCTAGATATACATAATTCTTATTTTCTTGCGTAAACTCGTCAGTCAATGAGACTGTCATAGATATATCAGCCAAGTCAGCCTCCGAGAGGTTAATCCCGAAGGTCTGAAACTTGCTTGTTATGTAATCTTTTATTGTCATTTGGATGCTTTCTTAGGCTCTTTTTTAACCTCCGGCTTTTCGTCCTTGACTTCTTCTTTAACCTCAATTTCAATTAATCCCCTAGACAGCAGGTCGTCTATTCTTGATTTTTCAGAAATATCAATGACATCGCCCGGTTTATACTCCTTCGAAAAGTCGTATTTATCTACGAACTTGCTTAATACTTTTACGTTCATGCCTGTACTGTTTTAGTGTCAAGCGTATAAATACGATCAACGTTAGTAACGATAGGCACTACACGAGCTTGAGAAGTTGTAAATTCGGCGAAAGAAGGTCTTACAGTATGGTATTTTGATACCAATATGTAATCTTCGGCTGTTTGGTAAGAAACATGTTTAGCCGGACGGTTCATTTCAGCAAGACGAGTCCAAACAACAGAGCCTACCTGATCGTCACAAGTAAATACGATAGTTCCATCTTTCCACGGAGTAACGTTTGTTTTTGTGCCGTCTTTTTCAATCTTGATAGTTCTGTCTACCTTAGTATAATCGAAGCCCCATAGGTCACGGAATACCTTGTTTGCCTGATCTGTTGTCGGTGCAGGAATAGAAGAACCCACGAATCCTTGATTAAACGCAAATTGTTCTTTAAACTGCTTAGAGGCTACAAGCGCATTGAATGTCGCAGTATTTCCATATGCGTGAATAACTTTATGCCCATCATTCAAGGCTTTAGTCAATACGCGGTTAATGTCATCTACAACAACAGATGTTGCAGGAGTAGACCACAAAACAGAAACGCCGAATTGATTAGCTGTCAGATAACCGTAATTCACACGAACACCTGTACCTACATTGTTTGCATTAGTCAAAGCAATACCAGTTGAAAGCCCTTGCAAGAATTGTAGTTCGAGCTGTTCGAAGATACCTTCTATAACACGAGGAACATCCGCTAATACTTTAGCTACAATTTGAGCTTCCGGCATTTGCTGAGCTATCATAGCGTCAATATCAGACATTTGTTTTTCTGTCAATTGCAGTTCCATACCCATTTTTGCGATCTCTCCGCTTGCTTTTTCCAAAGCATCACGAGTTTTTAGAGGCAAACTAGAGTCCATCGCTACAACATCAGCAGCAACACGAGTATATGCGCCTGTAAGAGTAGACCACCTACCATCAACAGAATACTCCTTTCTCAATAGCTGTTTGAAAAGATAAGTCAAAGCCGTTTGGTTCTTTTCGTTCAGCGTTTCTACGGTTCTTAAAACCAATGCAGGGTAATATTTTTTTACCCAATCTATAAATAATGATTGTTCCATATCAGTCTGCTAAAAATGTTACTAATGGTAAAGCTGTTTTCACAGCCGATAAAATCGCAGTCATAGGGAATGGTGCTGCATTTGGATTTACAGATCCACGAATAAGAATACCCGCAAAAGGTTTATCTTTTCTGATCGTTGAAATTAGAATACCTGCGATCTCGTGATCGGCTGGTAGTGTCGCATAAGCCGTGCCCCCTGCATTCAAAGGGAAAGGCTTAAATTCATTTGTTGCCGTTTCTTTGATTATTACATGTCCGGCTGTGATTACATCAAGCGGATAACCTGTAACATCAAGTGTACGACCGCCTCGAATTTCTTCGAACTTATCACGTATAACTACTGTTTCCTTTCCTACAAATAGTTTTACGTTGTCGTTGTTTGTTAAATCAGCTACTGCCATTTTAAATTTTCTTTTGGGTTACAAAATATTTCCCAGAATACCGTCTAACTCTTCTTTTGAAGGTGTTTTGTTCTGGTCAATTGGGAAACCTTTACTTGTTTCAAGCCCTGCGGTTACAATGTTCTGTTTAACTCCTGAAAGCGTTGTGTTAATAGATGCTTCGTCTGCATCATCAGCAATAATAAAGCCTTCATTGATTCTCCATTCAGGTATACCGAGTTCTTTTGCTTTGCCGATAATTGTAGCCTGTCTTGCTGCCTGAGATTCTTTAGCTTTGTAAGCGTTCAATTCGTCTTGAATTGGCTTAACTTTAGAATCGAAGTAAGCGTTAAACTTAGCGTCTAAATCATCGGCGGGTGGATCTGTTTTACCCTGATTTCCGCCTGCTTTCTTTTCAACGAAGTCATACTTTTCTTTAAGTTTGTCCTCTGCTGTTTTGGATGCAGTAGTAATTTCAGTGTCTACGCCAGAACGCCACTCTTTTACGAAGTCAGTAACCTTTGCTTGATCTAATTTATCAACGAGTGCCTGAGCTTCTTCTTCGGTTGCCACTTGTAAAGCAAGAGAGCCTGCCAAGTGTGTTAACCCATCTCTTCGCACGCCTGAGAATTTGGCTGTCAGTAGTGCTAATAGTTTTTCTTTCATTTTTATTTATTTTCGTTCGTAATCTTTGTAGTATAAAATTACTTAGGAACGAAGCAGATAGGAAGGAAATTAAAGTCTGTGAATAAACAGTTTGTGTTTAGTTTGCGAGTAGAGTATTTTATATATATTTGTTATCGAAATAATCTATAATTACCATGAAAAAACATGTTCTAATAATCTTTATCCTGTCAGCTATTTGCTTAAATGTAAAAGGCCAATACAATAGGAATGATTCGATTTCTAACAATGCAATTTTTAAGATTTTCCCCACACAAAACATGTGGACTTTTATCAAATTAGACACTAGGAACGGTAGAATGTGGCAAGTTCAATATAGCACGAGTTCGGAGAAACGTTTTGAAACTGTACTAAGTAGTAGATATTTAGTCTCTGATGAAAAAGAATTAATCAATAGGTTTACGCTCTATCCAACACAAAATATATATAATTTCCTTTTGTTAGACCAAATTGATGGTCGTGTCTGGCAAGTACAATGGGCATTTAAGTATGAGGATAGGATGGTTATACCTATTGAATGAAATAGATGTAAATGATAAGAAGAGAAAGACAACCCTAGCTAGAGTGTCAAAATGCCTATTGTGTATATAAAATATTTTACGGATATTTATTGTTGCCGTGAATAAATAACCCTCACGGACTAATACTATATGAATAAAGAACAATTAGAACCTATTAAATTTGAGTCTGGATTAAGTAAGGGCTACAGAATGGTGAGTACTCCACCAATGGCTATATACGTAGAAAAAGATCAACCTGCTGTTTATAGGGATGTATCTAAAGAAGCATATATCTTTAATCAAGAAGTTGATTTGTCTGGAGATACAATCTTTGATTTTGGAATACTCAACAAAGATTACCTAAACAAAATAGGTATTGACAACATCAATGATTTACAAAAATATATAGATGAATATTCAATACACTACCGCATTGAAAAGATATAA